AAGAATCCCCAGCTCGGCGTCCTGGACTGCCTGGAGATGAGATATAGCCGACTCGTTGGCAAGCGCCCCGGTGGCGATTACGTCTGACTGCCCTGCGTCAAGATCGCGGTCGGCAGCAGGCCAATCCAAATCATCAAGCACGTTACCGATGCGTGTTCCGGAGGCCTCCTCAGAGTACCCGACGGCGTCGTTCAATTCGAAGCCCGCCAGATATTTCAGCCCGTCCGAGCATTGAAGCGTCATAATAGGGCCCTTGTCAGGGGGCCCTAAGAACGATGGCCGCCAGCTCTCGATAAACCCGGTAAATAGGTCATATGTAACGGCATCCCAGGTCACCCGGATGTTTATCTTTTTTTTAGGCTTGACGTTGCCATAGTAAGAGCCCCCGGCATTGTCCGGCCAGTAGTCACCGGAGGTATTTAGCAGCACCACCGTAGCCGTCCCGGCTTCCTCCCTGTTTAGCTCATGGTTTTTACCTCGCCGGGTGGAGAATGACATCACATCGGCGCTGACATCTGTCCATGTGGGAGTGTCCGCCATGGGTGCGGTAGCAAAGGCGATTCTAACGACAATAGTAGGCAGGGCCACTATCGCACCGCCGAATAACCGTTGCGGTCGTAGTACTGGTTGGTTTTTTCGATGATACGGGGCAGGGTCGCATCAGAGACCTTCTCGCCGTCAATATAAAAACTGACTTGGTTTTCCACGATAACAGGGGCGCTGGATAGAGACGCGGCACCACCAGATATAAAAGGCGACCTGTCTTCAGGAAGGGAAAAGTCTCCGGTATTTAAGGCGTTTCCGAACCAAGCTAGTGCATTAACCATTGCCGTCATGTCTCTTAGGAACTGAGCTGTTAAGCCGCTTGACTCTTCGCCTATACCCGCAAATGCCGCACCGATTGCTAACTGCAACCCCTTGGCACTTTGCGCCATCTCATCCATTGCCTCGTCAGCTTTATTCGCCGCCTCCAGCATGGAATCAGTCATTAAAACCCCGGCTCTTTGGGCCCCGGCCGCCAGCTCGTCATAAGAGCGGTTTAACATTGGCAGGATGTCTAACCCGACCCGGGCGCCAAATATCTCCATCGCGAGCTGGGCCCGTAAGGTCGGGTCGGGAATACTGGATATAGCTTGAGCGACGGTGCGGAACTGGTCATCTGGCGACAACGATTTCAAGACACTTAACGAGAGGCCAATAGAATTAAAAGCACGGACGGTTTCCGCGCTTCCAGTAGCTACACGCCCCATCGCCAATAACATCCCGCGATACGCATTGTCTATGGTTTGGGCTGATTGCCCCGATGTTTCCGCCGCATAACGCCAGATAGATAAAGCTTGGGCCGACATCCCTGTTTTAAGAGATAAGTTGGTTAATTCCTCACCTAAACTAGCGAAGGTTTTAACCGCATCAACGGTATACTTAAACGCAGCCATAGCGGTGGCTGCAACTCCGGCATAGCCCGCGAACCTTAACAGGCTTGACCCAGCGCTCTCGGAAGCCGTGCCTACATCCTCCACGTTCCCCTTAAGTGACTTGAGCCCTCCACTGGCCTGGTCCGCCAGGGTTACTAGAACATTCAGGCGTGAATCAGCCATTCTTAACCTCTCTGACCTTCGCCTCGGTGTTGAACATTACGACAAACTCCTGGATAACAGAGGCGGGTTGCCGGTCATATTCCTCCGGCGTCCACCCGAACCGCTGGCAGAATCGGTACCTCTTAAACTTCCGGGCTGTCTCACTGTCTAATTCCTCTCCCATGTCTAAGAATTTATAGAGGCCGAGGTGGACGCCCTCCGTCAGTTTTTTAACCACTCTCCCGCTTTGTCGGTGAGCTCATTTATCTTGTCGATAATGAGGTTCCGGTACCTCGGGTGAAGGGTGTCCACCATATCCTCGGTGATTGGCACCGGCTTGCCGTCTTCCTCGAAAGACCAGGCGACAATCATCCGCGCCATCATGGGGAGGCGACCCGCCAGCAGGTTAGGCTTACCTGCGGCAAACATCCTCCCAGCCACATAGTCGGCGTCACCCTGGCTGGGCACCCGTTTAAGGTCCACCCACTGGCCATCAGGGAAGGTTAGCCGCTCCGTCTCATTTCGCGAGAAATATCCCATGTCTCCCCCTTTTAGTAAGTGGCGACAGTGACCCCGTTGTCCGCTTCGCAGTTGACGGTGATAACCAACCCCTCGGAGGGCTTCGCCGGGAACTCGATGGACTTGATCTTGCACTCACCAGACATCTTGGGGTAACCGGAAGTCGTGCCGGCGGGGCCAAAGACGAAGCTTCGTGTCTCGGTGGCGTCGTCGGTGCCAAAGCCTCCCAAAACAGTCCAAGAACCTGTCGTCGCCGCGTCGTTGAAGAGAGCCTTGAAACTGAAGCTGCACTTCTGCAAGCCGCCGATGTTCTTGACGCCGGTTGACCCGCCGGTGGTGGCGTCCGACATCAACACCTCACCGGGCAGGCCGGTCACCTCCAGCACATCCCCTGAAATGTCCCGAACACTCCCACTTGCATCGTCAATGGTGAAGCTGAGTGCTTTCCCTGATGTTTTACCCGCTAGAGCCATTTGAGTTACCTCCTACAATCTAATAAAAGCGATAACGAAGGTGGCGCTCCCGCCACCTAATGTCCACTGTGCCTTGACGTATTGTTTGACCGCGCCGGTTGCTGAAGCGTAGGCCGAACCGATAGCCGTGGCCCCGGTGAAGGCCATCAGCTCGGTATCATCCGCCACGAAATTGTCCGTTGAATGACGGAGGGACAGCGTGATGGTCCCGCTTCCATAAGTGGTGATGTGTGCGTAACCGCGCGCCCCGGCTGCGGTGGCGCTCCCGTTGTTGATAGCTGTGCCGGTAGAATCAGACGCCCTGGCGGTCAGAGGATGGGCGAGCAGCACCGGCTCAAAGGGGTAATTCTCGGGCAGCAGCTCCGCCGAGACTTTATTGATGTCCTTGACCACGCCTGCCATGACGTGGGTCTTGAGCTTGGCTTCCCGGCAGGCCACACCCGGATCACCGACCGCTGTCCCATAAAGTATGGTCACCTGGTGGCCGGTGGAGGCCGCCCGTAAGGCCGCGAACTCGGTGAACTCGGTGTTGTCCAGCAGCCCCTCGATATTGAGGCTGTCCTCGTTAAGCCCGTAGATGTTCTTGACTCCCGTGCAGCCGAAGGTGGTGGCATCCAGTAACTGCCTGGACAGGCGCGGGGTGACCAAATTGCAGTCACCCGATAAATCATAAGCACCGATAAATATCGAGGCATTCTTGCCCGGTCGTGCCGTCATACTATTACCTCCACGCGGAACTTGCAGCCGATGTACAAGTTCCCGTTATATTCCAGCCCGCCATATTCGTATGCCTCTGAAACGAGCGCATAAGAGGCGTGCGTGCTGAGAGTGGCCGCTTCCACCTTGGCTTTAATGCTGCTATCGCCGGTCGGCACGATATAGGCGTCAAGGGCTTCCTGAGAAGCAGGGGCAACCCCGGCTTTTGTCAGCAGCAGGGTGACCACGAAACTCATGCGGAGGACCGACGCGCTGCCGGTCACGTTGTACTCGCAAAACCGCCCAGACATCTCCGGGGCAATCCAAGCGCAAGGGAGGGCTGGCACCGTGTCTGGGGCATTGTCCAGCGCAGTCAACCCGGTTATGGTTGCCAGCGAGGTCTTAATGGCGTCCCTGATACCTGTTATGCTCATGCCTTCTCCAGACTGCGAGAGATTTCAGAGATTATTGTTTCCAGAGCTTCACCACGAGATGCAGCCACCCCGGGCCCAAAGAAAGGCCGGGCCGCCATATACTTAGTCCCAGCTTCCAGAAAATGAGCGTGAGGGGCAATCCGGTAATCCATAGCCGCGATTGCCGCTGTTTGTTTCTCTCGTCTCTGTAGCGCCTTGGCGACCACGCCTCTGCGCAGGTTACCGGTAGGGCCAACAGGAGCCCGTGCTCTAATGGTATTAGCCATGATTTCAGCGGCACGGACCAAGATGGGCTCCGTCTCGTCCGGGTTCAGCTCATTCTTCATCCGCTCCAATTTGCCCTGGAGCTCAGGTATCCCCTGGACCATAATGGTGAACTCGCTCACAATGTTTCCTCTCGATACATGATGTGCATCTCCTGGTTGCTCTCCTTTGGGTTGACTATCCCTGTGATATTAAAAACCCGGGTGCCGAATAAAATCCGCCAGTCCGGTTTGACATCAGTGCGATAGCGGATCCTCACCCGGCCACTCACCTGAGTATTGGCTATCAGGTTCTGGTAGAACTGGTTTCCGGATAACGGCTCGATGGCGGCCCAGACAGTGGCCACGGTTGACCAGGTGTTGAGTCCGGCAACCGTCCGGCGCTGTAAGGCGACGCGGTGCTTCAACTCGCCAGCCTTCATCAGAAACCCCACACGCGATAGGGATATAAAAGCGCATTGACAGCCATCGGCAGTTCGTTAAGATTCGCGGTGGTGACAGCCTCCCTGTTTTCATAGAGATGGCCAATCAGAAGAAGCAGGGCCTGTTTTATGGCCTTCGGCACCGCCGCAGCCGCCCCGTAGCCGCTCACAAACGTCAC